GCGGCACCTGCTTCGTCAGGAGCCGGATCTCCAAGCGGCCCAGGATCTTCACGATGAGTCCTCCGGCACGAGATCGCGCCGGCGATAGGTGCGCCGCCGGCGCCGCGGCTTCAGGGGTTCCGCCGGGCTCGCCGCGGCCGGCGGCAGATCGGCGGGCAGAGAGGATGAACTGGCGGCCGGCACGACCGAAGCGGGCGAAGCGGTTGAGGTCGCGCCAGCCGGCGCGAAATCGGCGTGCCGCCGGTAGGTGAGCACGGCAGCATCGACCGGCAGTGCCTCAAAGACTTCGCCCGCCTGGACGCTCCGACCGCGCAACACGAACGCGCGTCGGGCGGTGAGCATCACGGTTCGCATGACGGAAGAACCGACGGCCGGGCGTTCACGAGCCCGGCCGCCGTCTCAGCCGACTACGCCGGGCTGCCCGCCGCGTAGGCCACGTCTTCCAGGTACGCCACCGCGGAGGTCCGCCGCTTCGCCCAGTTGATGAAGCGTTCCGCGCGCAACGCGATCTGATTGGTCTGGAACATGTTGACGTTGGTCCCGACCTCGTTGGCCGGGTCGTCGCTCATCTCCAGCGTCGCCTCCCGGCTCATGTCGATCGCCACGCCGCCATCGTCGCTGAGGAAGATGTCGGACGCGTTCGCCAGGATGAGCAGGTTGCTCACCGGCGACCCGACGGCCGCGAACTGCGACGCGATCACCGGCAGACCGACGAGCGTGCCGCCGGTCATGGTGATCCCAGGGAACTCCGGCTGTCCGAGCGCGTTCATCATCAGGGACAGCGCCAGCGCGACCGTGTTGGAGGTGATGAACACCCCCTGCGTCGGCGTGTTGTTCGCGTCGATGAACGTCTGGAACAGCTGCGCCAGATCGGCGCGGACGGCCGCCGCGTCGGTGCCGCTGGGCGTGAGCGCCACGAGCCCGTTCGTGATCGACGCCGGCGACACGTTCGCCTCGATGGCCTTCGCCGGATCGACGAAGTCGGTATCCAGCCGCTCGACCAGCGCCTTGACGAGCTCGTCGCGGATCAGCATCTCCGCCGATGGTGACGAGAACCGCGCCAACTCTTCCGCGAACACCATGATCGCGGAGACCTTGGCCCAGTTGAGCGTGTGCGCGACCGCCACGCCGAACTTCCTCAGCGGCTTCTGCACCGTCTGCCCGACCCATGCGCCGGTGGCCCCGGACGTCTGGCCCAGGATGCGGACGTTGAACGGCACGCGCCGCAGCGACGGGATCGTGCCCGTCCCGAACTTGCCGATGATCGTCTGCGGCCGGAGAAACTCGATGAACTCCGCCGCGAGCGTGGTCGGCGTCACGAGCGCCCCCAGCCACGCGGAATCCGTGGTGGTGGCGCCGGCCACCGCGGCACGGTGCACCATCTGGATCTGCGGGTTGTCGGGGTAGCGCGCCTTGGCGATCTCCAGCGCGAGCACCGGGTTCCCGCGCGCCGCCATCAGCGTGATGACGTAGCGGGCGAACTCCATGCCCGGCGGCAGCTTCACCGGCTCGACGGTCACGTGCTTGACCGGCATCGGCCCACCGCCGGCCGACGTGATCGCGGCCGGCTTCGCCAGCGCGGCCTGCGCCCGCTCGATGGCCTCCCAGCGGTCGATGTCGTCCGTCAGCGCCTTCACTTCGCCGGCCAGCGTCCGGCTTTCGTCGCGCACCTCGTCGCTCAACGCCGCGTCCTCACCGCTCTTCGCGATGTCCTCCAGGCGTGCGGTCTTCGCCTTGAGGTCGGCTTTCGCCTGCGTCACCTTCTCGCTTGCGTTCATGGTCGTGGTCCTCGTGTGAGTGATGTCCGCAGCGCCGGACAGGGTGGAAGCGACGCGCGCCGGCGTGCCAGTCGCGGCGGAGCCCCGCACGTCTATGGATCGCACAGTCTCGATAGTCGCATCCTGATTGGCGGGCACCGTCACCAGGCTCACCTCCAGGATCTCCGTCTCGAGAAAACGGAACCCAGTGTCGATCTCTTCGACCGCGTCGTTCACCACGCGGAACCCGATGGACACCGCGCGCACGAGCCCGGCTTTGACGGTGTGCCACGCTTCGTCCACCCGGTCCTTCAGCCGGCCGGGCTCCGCGATCTTCGCGATGTGCGCCGTGAACGCCACGCCCTGCTTCGTCGGCCTCGCCAGCGTGACCGTCCCCACCGGCGCCTTGGCGTCGTGGTAGAGCAGGAGCGGCAGCGGGTTCTTGTAGCTCACGCCCAGCGGTTCGATGATGTCGCCAATCCGGTCGGGCGTCGGCGTGGTCGCCATGCCCGTGAGGATCCGCTTCTCTTCGTCCACCGCCTTCGCGTGCAGCAACGCGTAGGCGCGCGTCAGCGGCGCCACGTCCTTCAGCGCCGGCACCTCGTCAATCCCGGCGTCCTTCAGGTGCTTGGCGAGATGCCGCCACACACCCGGCTTGTCCGCGTCCGGGATGTTCGTGCCGCCGCGGCCGCCGTTGAGCACGCCGATGCCCGACGTCGCCACGCGCGTGTTCGCCGCGCCGACGGTGCCGTTGGCCGCCACCTCGTGATGGAAGAACTTGTAGGACGTCTTCAGGTCAGCATCGAGCGCGCCGTCCACCCAGGCGTGCGCCTGCCGCAGCGCGTTGCGCTCATTCGGCAGGCGGCTGCGCGCGGCCGTGTCCCACTCGCCGTCGGTCGTCGCCGTCTCGTGCGGCGGGATCGCCGCCTTCGCGCACGTCACGCACTCGCCGCTCTTGCCGCTGGCCGCTTCGAAACTGAGCCCGTCGTGACTCCGGCAGTGAGCCCGCGCGCTGTCCGCCGTCCACTTCTCTTTCGGGTAGCGGTAGGCTTGCTCTTCCCAGGCGTCGGAGTCGCGCTTCTGCTGGTAGATCACGTCGTAGGCTTTACCGTTGTGTTCCCGGTCGCCGTTGACCCGCTTGGCCGGCCGGCCGTTGGGTTCGCGGAGCCTGCAGGCGTGCTCGTTCGGGTAGGGCATAGGGCGAACCTCCGGCTCGACACTATGCCAGATCCACCGCCGGCTGGGGTTCTCTAGTAGGAAAACTACTCGTGCAGGTCGATGAGCAGGAGCCGGCGCGTGAGCGCCGACAGCGACATCCGGTGTTCTACGGCCAGCCGGTGCAGCCGGTCGTACTCACTCGCGGACACCCAGACGCACAGCGTCACGCCCGGTTCCGGCGCGCGCGGCCGGCCACCGCGGCGGGCCGGGTCCGGCACCAGCGGGATCATCGTGCGGGTCTGTTGGTCGTCCGCCATCGTGGCCCTCCCTGAGTCAATGCGCCTGGAACACGAACGCCTGGAACGCCGCTTCGCTGGCCGCCGGGTGCACGATCGCGCGCCCCAGCCCCATGATGAGCGCCACCACGCCGTCGATCCGCTCCGTCGCCTTCGCCTTGTCGGGCGCCACGTTCTGATTCGCATCCTCGCGCACCACCAAGTTCGACGCGTTCCAGCGCAGGATCGGGTGCCCACCGTGCCGCAGCTTCCCGCTCATCACGGCCGCCTGCAGCGCCGTCGTCGGCTCGCTCAACGTCTTGAACCCCTGCCGCATCTCGACCACCTTGAACCCGTCCGCCTGCAGGTCCACCGCCATCTGCGTCGCGTTCCAGGGATCCACGGCCACCTCTTGGATGCTGAACCGCTCGCCCAACTCCCCGATCCGCTTGCGGATGAAGTCCAGGTCGATCACGTTCCCGCTCGTGCGCCGCAGCACCGCCTCGTCGCGCGTCCACACGTCGTAGGGCACGCGGTCCCGGCTCACCCGCTTCTCGATGTTGTCGGCAGGGATCCAGAACTCCGGCAGCACGGTGAACCCGCCGTCCTCGTCCGGGAACACGAGCACCGCCGCGGTCAGATCCAGCTTCGACGAGAGGTCCAGCCCCAGGTAGCACGCCCGGTGCTCCAGCGCCGCCACGTCGAGCGGCGCCGCGTTCGCCGGCGCGTCCCACGCCGTCATGTCGATGTAGCGGTTCAACTGCTCGACCAACTGCCCGCAGTGCAGCCGGCGGAACGTGTTCTGGTAGGTGAGGATCGCTTTCGCCCGCTCGCACTCCGCGGCCAGATAGCCCGGCTTCACGGTCACGTCGTAGTTCGGGTTCGCCTTCCGCCACGTGTCCGGCGCCGTCCAGTCGTCGCCGTCGTCCGCGCACGCGATGAACGCGAACCACGTCTCGTCGGTGAGGATCCCCTGCAACACCTTGCAGGAGTATTCCCGGTGGCTCCACCACACGTTCTCGTGCCCCACGCCGGCGGTCGTGATCTCGAACATGAGCGGCTGCCGCCGGCTGCCCATGCCCGTCTGCATGATGTCGATGAGGTCGGACGAGCGCTGCGCGTGCACCTCGTCCGCGATCACGACGTGCGGGCGTAGGCCGTCCGTCGTGTCCGCGTCCGCGCCCAGCGGTTGGAACCGCGAGACCGTCGCGATCGAGTGCAGGTTGTAGAGTTGCACCTGGATGTGCTGCCGGAGCGCCGGCGACGCGAGCACCATCTGCCGCGCCGTCTCGTGCACGATGCGCGCTTGATCCCGCTTCGTCGCGATGCAGTAGCCGTCGGCCGCGGGCTCGTCGTCGAAGAACGTCAGGTAGAGGCCCAGCGCCGCCGCCATGGTGCTCTTGCCCTGCCCGCGCGGCACTTCGACGAACGCCGTCCGATACCGCCGCAACCCGTCCACGAGCCGAAGCCAACCGACCACCGACCCGATCACGAACTCTTGCCAGGGCGACAGGATCAGCGCGTCACCCGCCCACTCACCCTTGTAGTGGCGCAGGTAGCCGAAATACTGGATCGCGTCCCGCGCGATGGACGGCCGCCACGCGAGCCCGCGCGCCTTCGCCGTGCGCCGGTCGTGCAGGTGCCGCTCGCACGCCAGCCGGTGCCACCGGCCGGCCGGCTCCCGGCCGCGCACCACCTGTTCGGCGTACCACGTCACGGGATCCCGCGCGCGCCTACCGCCCATTGGACCGTCCCCGCGCCTTCGCGCTCAGGAACCGCTGGAACGCGCCTTCGTGTTCGCCGGTGAGCACCTGCACGCGCGTCCGCGCGCTGGGCGTCATCCCGAACTCCACCAGGAACGCGCGCATCTGCTGCATCGCCTTGTTCGCCACGCCCACGAGCGGGTTGACGACCGGGTAGCCGGACGGCGCCTTGATGAGCAGCCCGCTTGTCGCCAGCGTCGTCTCCGCCTTCCGCCAGCGCGACCACGCTTCGCAGTAGCCCACCATCGCGGACACGTCCGCCTCCGTGAAGATCCCCAGCCGCTCCAGCATCGGCGCGACGCGCGCCCACTCCGCGCGCGCCTCGTCCGTCAGGTACGCCGGCGGGTCGAGCGCCGTCGCGCGCGGCGCCGGCTCATCCAGCGGCAGCGGCCGCTTACCCGCGTTGCCCTGCAGCACCCGGAGCGCTGTCGGCTTCGGCTTGCGTCCTCGCATCAGATCCTGTCCCGCCACACGCTCACCGTCACCAGCACCACGAACGCGGCAGCCGCCAGCGCCAACAGCGCCAGCCCCGCCAGCACCGCGTTCACCAGCCACACGCTCACCGTTTCGCCCATCGTCGCCCCGCCTCCCCCCTACTCAATTTCGCGGCCGTCTGCGTGAAGA